CTGGTCGTAGCTGCGGTCGACCAGACTGTAGCCCCGAAGCGGCACGCCGGGGTCGCGCGAGAAGAAGAGCGGAATAATCGGGACAATCGGACGGCCCGACGCCGACTTGTACGGTATGCCGGTCTTCTCGTGTTCCAGCTCGGCTTCTTCGGCTTCGCCGCCCGCCTTTACATCGGGGTCGAGTGACCCGACCTGAACCGTTACTCCTTCGAAGGCAAACGACGCGCCGTTGTCGTAGTCGGGCGACCAGACGACGAGCGCGTCTTCGACAAGGTCGTACATTTCGACGACGCGAACCCATCGGTCGAACTGGCCCTCGCGCATTGTTTCGGGGCCGGGTGCCGTGTTGCGTCGCGTGTCAATCCACCGGGTATAGGCCCGTGGCTGGAAGTCTTCGGGGTTTTTGTCGAACCGCACGCACGCTTCGTCAAGCGGTAGCAAGTAGGAGTGCCCAACCCATCGTTGGTGTTCCCAAGAGCCCGAAGTGTCATCGACAATGACCGACCACGGTTCGAGCGCAGACGCTGCAACGCGCTTCAAGGGGTCGACGCTTTCGACCGGTGCGAGCTTCACGAAGGCGCACGGATAGATGAGCGCAAGCCGGGTAGCGTCTTCGATGACGTTGCGAACGCCGAGCAAGTACTGGTTCGCGGTTGCGGCTGCGACTTCGGCGTTGCCGCGTGCCCGAAGGTCGGCTTGTACGAAGACGGCCGGGTTCCGAGCGTACAACGAGCCGAGATAGCTTTCTACAACGGCATAGGCCTTCGGCACTTCGGTTCGCAAGATACCGTCGTGCGCGTCGTACTCGCGGTCGGACCAGAACCGCGTGAAGTACATAGACCGCAGCTCGCGCATGCGGGGCCGCTTGTCGTTCCAGTAGTTGTCGTGTTGCTCGACGATTTCTTGCACATGTTGCGGAGTAAGCATCTATTCGCCTCAGAAGGGCAACGAGCTCGCCCGAAGGCGTCGGGCTCGGCTTCGCTTTATCAGGTCATCCATTCGCGTTCGTTGCGATTGTAGCGCAACGGTCCGCCAAGTTGCGGGAATATCGCGAAGACACCGGTAGGCGAGTGCTATAGCGACTGCGGCGTCGTCGTGCGACCCTTGCGGGGCTTCGGGTGCGACCTTGCCCGGTGCGACCGTCAAGGCTCGCAGCTCCAACCAGGTCGCCCGGTCGACGACCTGTACTTGTTGCATCGCTTCGCGCAAAGTGTCGAAGGCTTCGAGCTTGCTTTGCAGTGTCGTAGTCCACGGGCGGCCCTGCGGGTTGCGCCATTGTTGACGGTATCCGCAATTGTCCATTTCCAGAAGTAGCGCATGCCCGTGATTGTTGCTCTCAGCTAGGACGAGCGCGTTGTTGTACCGGCTTGCTACCTGTATGACGGTGTGCGCCCATTGCGACGGGGTCGCGCGGTTGCTCCGTTGCGCGAAGACCGGTTGCCTTGTCGCGACCGACACGACGCACAAAGCCGAGTAGTCGCCGCCGACACCGCCCCCCACATCGACGCCCATTACATAGCGGTCGTGCACATGCGGTGCCTCTATTTCCCGACCGCCCGAGGCACCGACGGCCGTATGGTCGATGACATGGATACCTTGCAGGAGCTCGTCGTCGAACCAACCGCCCTCGCGATTCAAAAAACAGTCGTCAAGCGTCGCGGGGTATTCGCGTTTGAACTTGTACTCGCCGAGCGTCGCTCGGTAGCGTCGCCGCCATGACACTTGCCCGGCCGACAACTTGTACCGCTCGACGAGCTCGGCTTCGTCTTCGCGCACTTCGAAGTCGGGGTCGACCTGGTCGGAGTACGCCGGGTGCTCGTGCCACCAGTGCGTCAAAACATGCCAACCGTTTTCCGGTGCACCGGCAATCAGTCGTGAGAAGGCGTCCCCCGGATTGTTGGCGGTGCTTTCAATCATTAGCAGCCCGTCACCGACGGCCGCGAGTGCTTGGCTTAGTAGCTCTTCCTGGTCCGGTGCGAAGGCGAACTCCGAAAGCAACACGCCGGCCGGGCTGAAAGAGCGCAAGCCCGTTTGCGACCGCGAAGTAAAGGCCTTCAAGCTCGCGCCGGTGTCGGCGTACTTCAACTCGCCTTTCGCCCGCGTGTCGAGCTCGCGGCGTAGCAGGTCGGGAGGGTGCCGAAGCCATCGGCGGTTGTCGTCGAGAAGGGCGGTAGCCGATTCGGCCCGAAGCGAGACAAGCGCGAACATGCTTTCGGTTTCGGTTGCCGTCCACTTCTGGTGGAGCACAAATTTACAAGCCGTCGTCGCTGCGACCTGTCGTGCCTTGATTACGAGGATTCGGTTGTGCCCGGCTTCGACGGCGTCGAAGATCTTGCGCTGCATCGGCAACGGGTCGAAGGGTATCTCGGCCTTCGAATCTTTGTCCTGTACCCGGTGCAGCCTGCAGAAGTTGGAAGGCCGTTCGACGAGCTCGGCAACCTGGTCTCGCAGCTCGGCCGGCACCGTCGGCGGTACGAAGGTCAACATGAGAAAAGCCCTTGTTGCACCGACGGCCGCCACTTCGGCGGGTCGGAAAGCGTCAACCATTCGGCTTGTTGTTTCGAGAAGGTACGTTTCTGCCCTTTGCGCTCGTTGGTGATTTCGACGGCGTGCCAACCTTCCGCAATCAGGTCGGGTATCGGTTCGGCTTCCGATATGCACACGGTCGCACCGCTTGCTTTCCATGCACGGACAAGCGGCAGCCACTCCGAGCGGGGGAACGCGTGCGCGTAGCCGGTGGTGTCCTGGTACGGCGGGTCAATGTAGACCACCACACCCGGCGGCAGCTGCGGCGGGTCAATGGCGCGGGCATCGTTGGCGATGGTGGCGGGGAGGATAAGGGCGTCGATCAATCGGGTTTGTAGCGTTTGCCGGTCCGGCCCTTGTCCCTGATACCCGGTCCGGTTGGGGCGTGGGTCGCGTTCTTCTGCATACCCGTCCCCGATTCGGTGCGTTCGCGCATGACAAAAAACCCACCGCGCCACCTCCCGAGCATCCACTGGCGGACACTGCGCCGGACCTTCCGCCCGTAGCCGCTCCCACAATGCGCGCGGGTCCTCGTCTGCCCATCCCCGGATGATTTCGGCCGCGGCCGTCGCGAGCTCGCGGTCACGGTACGCATGAAGAAGCAACCGCACGCCGGGGTCGGGCTCGCACCAAACATAACGGTCGGCTCGTTGACCTGGTCGCAGGCCGAGCACTCGCAGTATCGTGTCGGCGTATCCGGTCTTCGCGCCCATACGCGAGACAGGCGGCCGGGCGTGCCGGTGATGCAGTCGCAAGGATACGGCCGCCGTACCGGCGCACAACTCAATGAAGGTCAACACGCCGCACGCGACCGCAGGTAGTCGTCGGCTGCGTCGAGCGCGTCTTGCAGCCCGTCGGTACTCCCGCCTGCCTGCCTTTCCATTAGCAGCGGGCACACGACCGACCAGTTGTAGCGGTTGCCCGACGGGTAGACTTCTGCGTCGAGTAGCGGGCGGCGAAGCGAGCGTTGCAGGCCTTGCCCGACCTTCGCCCACGGTGTTGCTATGTCTTTCTGCACGGCTTGCCCTCCGGTGCAATCAGGTATCGGCAACCAGTCTTAGCACGCTTCGCAGCTCTTCGACTTCCGGTGCTTCGAGTTGCACCGCTTCGCGAGCTCGCGCCACTTCGAGCACACGCCAAGCGGCGTCGAGCTGTGCTTTGTTCGGTCGCTTCGTGCCCCGAAGTACGCCTTCGACGAGCCCGATTGCGTCGGGCGCGAGCTTCGCGAGTGCTGTTTCAATCGCTTCGGGCGGCATTACCTGGTCGGACATATTGAAACTCCATTCAAAATCGTCGAAAACGCGCTATTCTTCGGTGGTGCACTGTCATTATACGCTATCCATGCACCTTCTCGAAGGCACAGTGCAACCTAAAACGCTCGTTTTTTTCTTTCTGTTTTTGTGATGACCGACACAACTTCGGAGAGGGGCTTGCACTGTGTTTCCGAGAAATACCACTAACACGGCATTTTTACAGTGCGTTATCGAGTATCACGGTGTTTTCGTCGACTGCCGACGAGAATACCGTAGTAGTGTGGTATCTCACCAATGACACAACTGTGACCGAACGATGACATTTCTCCGCACACTGACACGCCGCCACGATGGTAATATGTCTTCGTAACCACAACGGAGGCACCATGAACCGGCAGACACTCGAAGACGCCTGCGGCGCAATCGTCATCTTCGCAATGCTCTATCTGGCCATGTTCCTGTGATGCGCGACGAAGCAACCGCGCGTTGCCGGGCAGACGACTACCGG